CTCACGTCATCGTCTTCTCTAATATGCCACCTGAAGTGGGTAGTATGAGTATAGATAGATGGAAAATAATTTGTTTAGATTAATCGGGAATTTAATAATAACTCATTTTATTATTAAATTTGTCTTATGGTTTTTTCACAAGATGGACTTCCGCCCACGTCGTTCTCTACGGCGGGGCGCAATGAGCGCCTTACCGCCGACGCTATGTCCCGCTAAGGCGGGCCATGACGCGGACGAGAACGACAGGGTCGCCGCTCATTGGCGCGGGCCTAGGTAGTGTGGTTGTTGTGAATATGTTTGAAGATTAAACATCATAGAAATACGGAGTCGCTACATAATTAAACGTAATTGCACCAGCGGGCAAAACAACCGCAGAGCTCATTGTTGATGCCGATAATGCCATCCAGAAAGGAAAATCTTCGGGCGATTGCGCCGCATCTGAACGATAGTTCAAATGTTTTCCCTTTCCGAAAGTCATAGTATAATTAAAAAATACATAACTTTCGGCTAGTCCCTGTGCATCAGCCGCAGGCGAACTGATGTAATCCGTAGAGACAGCACGTTTAAAATCTTTACGGACGACAAAACTCTCCTTATTCCATGGAGTGTTAAAATCGCCGACGGAGCCCGTATAGGACGTTCCGGGCTCCAGCATAGAAGTATAATTAGGGTTGATTGTTCCAGTAATAAGACTTTGACTATCCAGCACATTGCGTTGCCTTAAAATGGCAGCACGTATTAAAATACGGCTAGCAGAAGCACTTCCAGTTGGAAGATTCATCTTGAAGTAGCCTCGCATGACTATCTTTTTCAAGATAATTTCATTACCGATTCGATTATTCTCACCGGTCCCTTGTGCAATCAAGGGAAGTAGGCCACACACGTTAGTTAAACGTGTTAAAGCAGTTATATCTGGACGAACGTCAGTAATATTACCAGCAAATGGATTTCCAACCTTTAATTCTCTTTGCTTATTGAGCACCGACAACACTCGCTTTGCAAACGACATCTTAGGTGCCTTAGACACTCTGCGACCAACCTTACGATTTCTACGAAAACCTTTGGGCATTTTATACTATAGGTTTAGAAAATAATTTTTGCTAAATAAAAAGAATTTCAAAACTACTTAAAATAATTATATTTGTCTATATTAAAATGGCCGAACCCGATTTAGAGATATTAGAGACGGGAGAAGGGGGTAATACTATATCCCCTTCTCCCTGTCCCAAGATACAATCTTTACAGCATATCCATCACACTTTTACATGGAACAATTACCCTATTGAAGCAATAGAGATATTGAAAGCTTTATTCAATCATATTGCATATGACTATGTTTTTCAAGAAGAAAAAGGTGAAAATGGAACACCTCACTTACAAGGCGTTGTATCGTTGAAAAAGCGTATGCGATGGAGCGAATTTGGATTACCTAAAGATATACATTGGGAAAAAGTTAAACATGTGCCGCTTTGTTATGAATATTGTTCCCGAGCCAGCAAACGCTTTGGCAAGTGTTGGGCTCTAAAATATCCCATTCCATTAAAGTTGAAAATCTTGGACGAAACAAACTTTTATCAATGGGAAAAAGACGTAGTAGAATTCATAAAAACCGAACCAGACGACAGGACCATCATGTGGTTGTGGAGCGCAAAAGGAGACATTGGCAAATCCACGTTTTGCAAATATCTCGCATTTACCTTTAACGCTATTATGTGCGGTAAAGGCCAATATAGTGATATAATTAATATAATGTTTAAAGCCAATATGGACAAGACCAACCTCGTTGTGTTTGACTTGCCACGCAATAACGGAAATAAAATTTCCTATTCCGCTCTTGAAGCCATAAAAAATGGCTTAATCGTAAATACTAAATATGAAACTGGCTCTAAAATTTTCAATTGCCCTCACGTCATCGTCTTCTCTAATATGCCACCTGAAGTGGGTAGTATGAGTATAGATAGATGGAAAATAATTTGTTTAGATTAATCGGGAATTTAATAATAACTCATTTTATTATTAAATTTGT